CCCTTGAGCCAGATATGCGTAATATCTACTCCGCAGTGACCGAGGCCGGAACCGCGCTGAATCTTTCCAAGGATGAACTCTCGGGAGTGTTCCTTGCGCTTGGCCAAATGATTTCCAAAGGCAAAGTACAGGCCGAGGAACTGCGCGGCCAGTTGGGCGAGCGCCTGCCCGGCGCTTTCGGCCTTGCGGCCAAGGCCATGGGCGTCACCACCGGCGAACTCGACAAGCTCCTTGAGACCGGGAAGGTCACAGCAGAAGACATGCTTCCAAAGCTGGCCGATGCCCTGCACAACAAGTTCGGCAAGGCGGCAAAAGAAGCAGCGGAAGGCGGCGCACAGGCCGTAAACCGCATGAGCACCGAGTGGGAGGATCTGAAAGCCAACGTGCTGGATAACGGCACGATGATCTCCGGCATCAGGGGTGTCACCGGAGCCCTGAAAGACGCGAACGAACAATTACTACTGCGCAAGATGATTGATTCGGGGATGCGTGGCGACATCCAGTCCATGGGTGATGACTACACCGTCAGTTTCACAGACAAGCAGATAAGGGCGTTCAAGGAATACGGCACCATCGTTGAGGAAGAGATTAACCGTGCCGAGCAGGCCAAGCAGCGCGCCGCGCGCGATGACTATGCCAGCATGGCGATGGAGCGAGCCATCGGCAAGGCCACAACCACAAGCAAATCATTCCTTTCCGACACCGACGCATCCAAGCTCCAGAAGATCAAGGATGAAAGCGCAGAGGCGGTCAAGGCCCAGGAAGAAGCGCGCTCAAAAGACCTGGAAAACGCCAGCCGCTACGATAAGCGCATTGTCCAGATCAAGGCGGAAACCTCGCGCAAGCTGGCAGAGGTCGGCAAATCTCAGGTAACCGCAAGCCGCACAGCCCTCGAATCCATGGCCGTAGACTTGGCCAAGGCCAACGATGTGTACGGTGACGGCGAAGGTGCGCTGGCTGCCCTGCAAAAGAAGCACGCCGAATACACCAGGACTCTTGGGGCAGCAAACCCCAAGGTGAAAGAATTCTCCGAACTCATCGCCTACGCCAATCAGCACATGGGCAAAACCCCTGCCGAGGTCGCCAAGGTCAACAATGCCCTGGAAGACCAAATCGACCTGCTGAATGAGGAAATGCACGTCCGGCAGTCCCTGGCCGGACTGTACGGCGACGACCGCGCCGATGAGCTATCCAGAATCAATGCCAGAGCCGCAGCCCAAAAAGCTTTCGATAAAGCAAAAAAAGATGGGGCGAATGAAACCACGGCGGCCCATGCCCGGCTGCTTACGCTCGTTAACGAAGAAGATAAAATCGCTGCTCGCAAAGACAACGCCTCCCGGTCCGTAGCTGTGAACTACAGCGGCGCGGCCTACGAAGCCGAGAAGCGCGACATTGCCGCAACGTACGAACTGGCCAGCAAGCACACCTCGGATCAAGAAGCCCTGGAGCGCGGCAAGAACGAGCGCCTGGCCGAAGTGGAAGAAAAACGCCTTCAAGCCACTGGCCGCGCCCAGGACGGCATGACAGCCGCCTTGCGCAAATACTCCCGCGAGGCCGGGAACGACGGCGCAAACATGTTCGACATGTGGACCACCAGCATCAAGGGCACCGAAGATGCGCTGGTGCAAATGGGCGCCACGGGGGAGATCAGCCTCACCAGCCTGTTTGCGACCATGCGTGCGGAGCTCATCCGCACCCAGATGGTGCGCCCAGCCATGAGCGCCTTTACTGGTGCCCTTGAAAACGGCTCGCTGTTCTCCGGCCTTGGCAATTTCTTCTCCGGAATCTTCCACGATGGCGGCACGGTGGGCGAAACATCCGCCCCGCAGCGCGCCGTTTCCCCCGCCTTGTTCGCAGGCGCACCGCGCTTTCATAACGGCCTCGCCTCCGATGAATACCCGGCAATCCTGCAAACGGGTGAGGACGTGATCTCGCGCCGCCAGAAGGCGCAAATGCGCAACGCTGCGGCCACCGCCTCCGCAAGCCCTGCCGCACCTGTCCAGGTGGTGGTGCAGAACTACACCGGCGCGCCGGTCAAAACGCAGGAAACAACCGGCGCTGGCGGCCAGCGGCAATTGCAGGTCATCGTGGGCGAAATGGTCAAAGGCGCTTTCGACGGGGGGCTTATGGATCGCACCATGAGCAAGAACTACGGCATTCAGCGCAGGGGGTTCTAGCATGGGCAACGCGCTCTGGCCTGTCACCCTCCCGCAGGTTCTCCTGGTGGAAGGGTTCTCTGCCTCGCCGCCGCAAAATTTCATTTCCACGCCCATGGAAGTTGGACCTCCCAAGCGCCGCCGGCGCGATGTGGCGGCAGCCTATCCCGTGGTGGGCACCATCATCGTGGACAGGCAGCAGCTTGGCATTCTGTGGACCTTCTACAGATCGGTGCTCAAGGACGGCAGCCTGCCCTTTGACTGGGTGGATCCCATGACCAGAAACGCCTGCACCTATCTTTTCAAGGAGCCGTTCAGCATCACCGCGCTTGCCCCGCGCTGGAAGGTCTCCATGGCCCTGGAGGCGCAGCCATGACCATGACCCCGGCCGCAATCGCGGCCATTCTGGCGCAAGAAACGGAAGAGGTCTTCCTTTCCTGCTGCAAGATCACGCACCCGACTCTGACGGACGCCATCCGCGTGGTCAACAGCAAGGTGAACCTTACGCATGGCGGCGAACTCTACACCGGCATGTATTTCACCGTGCGCCTGCCCAACGACTCGGAGGAAGGCGTGGCCACGGTCACTCTCACAATCCAGAACGTGGACAGGCTCATCGTGGAAGCTGTGCGCAACATGGCTGGCGGGGTTCCCCCGGTGGCCACATTCTTTGTGGTGCTGGCCAGCAGCCCAAACAGCATAGAGCTGGGCCCCTTTGAAGTGACCATGCGCGATATCAAGTACGACTTTCCGAACGTCACCGGCACCTGCACCTGGGAAGACCACCTGAATCAACGCTACCCGGCCCACTCGTTCACGCCCAACCGTTTTCCGGGGTTGTTCTGATGCTTGGCTGGGAAAGCAAATACGTGGGCCTGCCCTACCTTGAGGAAGGCCGCGAGGCGGACGGCTGCGACTGCTACGGCCTGGTGCGGCTGGTGCAGCTTCAGGAGCGCGGCATCGAAATGCCGGAGCTGGCGGAGCTTGCCTATCGCAAGGGCGTAAGCCCAGCCGAGCGCGCAAACCTGGGCGAAAAGATCAAGGCCTACGACGCGGCGGCAATAGGCTGGCAGCCCGTGCCCGGGGGCTGGCCCATCCTGCCCTTTGACGTGCTCTGGCTCAAGCATGGCGGGCCAATCCATTTCGGGGTGGCCGTAGACGCCAGCACCATGCTGCACGTTGAGGACGGCTGTGACGCATGCCTGGAGCGCCTGGACACCATCCGCTGGAAAAACCGCATCCTGGGGGTGTTCCGCCATGAATAGCAGCCCCGCAGCGCTCACCGGCGACTATCTGCCGCCCCCGGTGCTCTCCATCTGCCCGCACCCGCTTCAGGTTTCGGCGCAGGTTTCGCCCGCCCCGGCTGGAATGACCGTGGCCGAGATTCTGTATGAGCAGGGCTACGGCTATGTACTGCTGCCCTCTTGCCGCGCAAGCATCGTTGTGGAGCGGTTCGACGGCACGGCGCTGGAGCTTGCCAAGGCCGAGGCCTTCAGCTTCACGCCCTTGCCCGGCGATGTTGTCGGGGTGCGCGTGCTGCCCGGCAAGGGCGGAGGCGGCAAGAATCCCTTGCAGTCCATCGTTTCCGTGGCGTTCATCGTTGCCAGCATGTACGTCCCTGGCGCTTGGGCCATGTCGTGGCAGTTGGCCATGAATTCCATGGGCATGACCGTATCCACGGCCTTTGCAAGTGCCATGATCTCCGGCGCCATTGGCCTTGCGGGCATGGCTGTCGGCAGCTTTCTCGCCTCTCCCCCGACGAACGACATCCGCAGCGCTGGCGGCAGCGTCTTTGAGGCAGACAGCACCACCTACGCCATCACCGGCAGCCAGAACAAGATCAATCGTTACGGCGTAGTGCCGCAGCTTCTGGGCGGCACATACCGCGTGTACCCCTGCCACGGCGCAGAGCCCTACACCGAGATCGTCGGCGAGGATCAGTACCTGCGCCAGCTTTTCGCCATGTACGGCCCGGTGAAGGTCGAGGATATGCGCATAGGCGAGACCCCCCTCAGCAGCTATACCGATTACGAGATCGAGGTGCGCGAAGGCTGGGCCACAGACGCCCCGGTGACGCTCTACAGCAACGGCCAGGACGTGCATCAGGAGTCGGTGAACCTGGAGCTCAAGGCGTCCACGGGCTGGGTTACGCGCCGCACCAACGCCATGGCCGATGAGGTGATTTTCGACTTGGCTTTAACTCGCGGCCTGTACGTCATCGACCAGCGCAGCGGGGCAAAAGTTGCGGGGACAGTGCAGGTTGAGGTGCAATACTGCGCAGTTGGCGCAGCGGATTGGCTTCCCTGGCCGGTTATTCCCTCTGCATATGTCATGCGGGGCGTGTGGACGTTTTCCCAGGCGTATGCACCGGGAGATGTGGTCACCTGGGAGGGGACAACCTACCGCTGCATTGCAGCGCACACCAGCGCAAGCCGCGCCCAGGCCACCGCAAGTACAAGCACTGCCGGAACCTGGGCCGATACCTCCCTGTGGGTTGCAGGCAGCGTTTCGACCGGAACCGGCATCCTCACCATCAGCGGAAAGTACACCAGCGCCCACTATGAGAGCTTCCGGGCCGTGCTTGGCGGCGGGCAGTACGACATCCGCTGGCGCAGGGTCACCCCAGACAACACGGACGGCTACACCTACGACCTCACAAACATCATCGCCCTGCGCACCATCACCCACCGCAATCCCATCAGCAGCACCAGCGACTTGCCGCCCCTGTGCACAATAGCCCTGCGCATCAAGGCCAATGGACGCTTCAACGGCGTGATCGAGCAGTTCAATTTTTTGGCCACGGCCTATCTGCCCGTATGGAATCCGGCCACAAGCGCCTTTGTCATGCAGCCCAGCAACGTGCCTGCCTGGGCCTACGTCAACGTGCTGCGCGGCCCGGCCAACAAAAAGCCCGTGGCCGACAGCCTCATCGACATTCCCACCATGTTGGAATGGGCAGCCTTCACCGAAGCCAAGGGCCTGCACATCAACGCGCTGGTGGATGTGGAAACAACCACACGCGAACTGGGGCTCAAAATCGCCCGCGTGGGCCGCGCCAGCACCACCAAGCGCGACAACCTGTACAGCGTGGCCATCGACAACGAAAAGCCCGTGGCTGTCCAGGTGCTCACCCCGCGCAACTCCTGGGGGTTCGAGGGCACCATGCAACTGCCCGACCAGCCCCACGCCCTGCGCTGCCAGTTCAACGATGCCAGCGCTGGCTACCAGCAGAACGAGCGCATTGTGTACGCGCCCGGCTACAGCGAGGCCACGGCCAGCGTTTTTGAAGAGTTGCAGCTCTGGGGAGTAACAAACGCGGACGAAGCTTGGAGGTCCGGCCAGTTCCACATGGCC